TGAAATTAGTATTTCCTACGTTGAAAGACGATTGGGGGATCTATGTACCTGAGGTAAAATACCTAGCTCCTGAACCATTAGTTAACTATTCTGATTTATCATTAACTAAATATCCTGATGTGCATTTTGTAGGTGATGCGTTGTCTGCAAGAGGGATTTCGGTATCAGGGGCTCACGGTACACTTGTTGCTGAAAATATTTTGGAGAATTAAATTAATTTACGTATATTGACATTATGGATAAAAAGTATGATGAATGGCCTAGTAGCCAAAAATTAAAAAAAGCTGATGGTACAATTGCTTATGTTTGGGATAATAAATTTCATAATTGGGATGGTCCAGCATTAATACCAGAAGGGAATACTAAAAAAGCTGAATACTATTTGTATGGTATTAAGTATAGTAAAAGTGAATTTAAAGAAGTAGTTAGAAATAGGACAGGATTGCCTTGGTATAAACAACCTGCACCTAAGGGAACTACACATAGAAATTAATATGAAAATAGGATTATGTGGCACAATGAGTGTAGGTAAAACTACACTAGTAAAAGCATTACAAGAATTATCTGAATTTAAGGATTATAATTTTGCTACTGAACGTAGTAAATATTTAAATGATTTAGGTATTCCATTAAATACTGATTCAACATTAAAAGGTCAAACAGTATTTCTAGCAGAAAGATGTGCTGAACTAATGAATGATAATATAATTACAGATAGAACTATATTTGATGTTATAGCATTTACTCAAAATGCTAAATCAATTGCTAGACAAGATAAAGAAATATTTGAGGATTATGCAAAGGAATTTTTACGAGAATATGACTACATTTTTTATATTTCTCCTGATGGCTTACCTATTGAAGATAATGGGGTAAGGGAAACAGACGAATATTATAGAGATATTATTGATTTTTCTATTACTACATTAATTAGAAAATATAGTCATATGGTTGATAATATTACAACAATTAAAGGTTCTACAGAGGAACGAATTGAACAAATATTAAATGTTGTAAAATCTTAATATATTTATAACAAAATATATAGCAATGAAACAATCAGAGTTAAAATCATTTATTAAGGAAAATATTATCGATATTCTTAGCGAGCAGGATGAGGAAAGAATTAGTCCTGAAGATGTAAAAAACCAACAAAATTATAATAAAGAATTACAAAAAACGGTAGACCTTCAAAAACAATTAGGTGAAGATGAGGATGATGATAAGGATGCTGTAAAAGCCGCTATGAAAGCTAGGGGTAAATTTAAAAAATTAGATTTAGCAGTTAAAGGTTTAAAAGATTTAGAAACAGAAATGAAATCTTTAGCTAGAAAATATGGTGCTGCTGATGAAGATGAAAAAAATAGAATAAAAGATATTCTAAAAAAGAAGACATCAGAAAAGAATGAGCTGAAGTCAATAGTTGCTAAATTAGAAAAAGATGTTGTTTAGTGAAAGATTCATTAATTCCGCAAAGGTTTTAGTTTTATTGTTAATCATTCTTTGGCTTCTATTTAGGAATAATGGAGAAGAATATGTACAAGAATATCAAGCAAAAATAGAAGCTCTGAATTCTAAAATTGATTCTTTACATAATATAAATGATGATTTAACTTATAAAATAGATACTTTAAATACTCAGATACTCTCCTTAGATAAAGAAATTAATAATCAAGATAAATTAATTAAAAACTTAAGAATAAAAACTAATGAAAAAGTTAGGGCTGTTGATAATTTTAATGATGATGAGCTTTACCAGTTTTTCACAGAACGATACAGATACGTTATCGATTCGATTAGAAAAGCCGGTAGCGAAACTGGTAATTAAAGATTTAATTACTGGTGATGAAGCTAAAGAAGAACTTGGCTTATCAGTAAAAAAATTTCAATTATTAGAACAAAAAATAGTTTTAAAAGATAGTGTTATTACTAATCTAAATGATCAAATTAGTAATTTTAATACTATAATGTCTACTAAGCAAGATCAATTAAATTTATCACAAGAATTATCTAAAAAATTACAAAAAGATCTTAAAAAGCAAAAATTAAAAACAAAACTAGCTGGTGGAGCAGGCGTTGTAGCTGTAATTGCTGTTGCTGTTTTACTTAAATAGTATGGCTGATTTAAAAAAAGTAATAAGAACAGAATATCTTAGATGTGCAAAGGACCCTGTACATTTTATGAAAAAGTACTGTTACATTCAGCATCCTCAAAGAGGTAGAATTCAATTTAATTTATTTCCATTTCAAGAAAAAGTATTAAAATTATTTCAAGATAATCCTTATTCAATAGTACTAAAATCAAGACAGTTAGGTTTATCTACTTTGTCCGCTGGTTATTCCTTATGGATGATGTTATTTGCTAAAGATAGAAATATACTTTGTATTGCTACTAAACAGGAAACAGCTAAAAACATGGTTACTAAGGTAAAATTTATGTATGAAAATTTACCTTCATGGTTAAAAGTAGATGCAGCGGAAAATAATAAACTTAATTTAAGATTAATAAATGGATCCCAAATAAAGGCAACTTCAGCTAGTAGTGATGCTGGTAGATCAGAAGCAGTATCTCTTCTAATTATTGATGAGGCAGCATTTATTGATAATATTGGTGAAATTTGGGCTTCAGCTCAACAAACATTAGCTACTGGTGGTGGTTGTATTGCTTTAAGTACACCATATGGTACAGGTAATTGGTTTCACCAAACATGGACTAGAGCAGAGGCGGCCGAAAATGATTTTTTACCTATTAAATTACCTTGGTATGTTCACCCTGAAAGAGATGAAGCATGGAGAAAAAGACAAGATGAATTACTAGGTGATCCTAGAATGGCAGCTCAGGAATGTGATTGTGATTTTAGTACTTCCGGTGACATTGTATTTTATCCTGAGTATATTGAATTTTATGAAAAATCATATATAAAAGATCCTTTAGAAAAAAGAGGAGTTGATCAAAATTTATGGGTATGGGAAACACCCGATTATACTAGAGACTATATTGTTGTAGCTGATGTTTCTAGAGGAGATGGTAAAGATTATTCCGCTTTTCATGTTATTGATGTTGCTAATAATGTACAAGTAGCTGAATATAAAGGACAAATAAATACAAAAGATTATGGGCATTTACTTGTAGGTATTGCTACTGAATATAATGAAGCAATGTTAATAATAGAAAATGCTAATATTGGTTGGGCAACAATTCAAGTTGCTTTAGATAGAAATTATCAAAATTTATATTATTCTCCTAAAACTGATCAACCTAATGTTAATTCTTATTTTGACAAATATCAGGATCACTCAAGAATGGTACCTGGTTTTACTATGTCTTCTAGAACTAGACCTATGGTAATTGGAAAATTTCAAGAATATTTAAGTGATAAAGGAGTAACTTTACAATCAAAAAGATTAATAGAAGAAATGAAAACCTTCATTTGGAGAAATGGAAGACCAGAAGCTCAATCAGGTTATAATGATGACTTAGTTATGGCATTTGGTATTGCTATGTATATTAGAGATACAGCACTAAAATTTAGACAAAGAGGGATAGACATAACTAAACAAGCGTTAAATAATATGGGCGTTAATAGAACTCAATACCAAGGTGGTTATGGGTTTGCAAAAGGACCTGATAATCCTTATCAAATTAAAACAGATAAAGGTGGAGAAGACATTAGTTGGTTATTAGGTTAATATTTATAACAATAATTATATATTAAATGGCAGATACAAGTGTATTTTCAAGATTAAGAAGATTATTTTCAACTGATGTAGTTATCAGAAATGTAGGAGGTAATCAAATAAAGACTATTGATACTGATCATATTCAAAGCAGTGGTCAATATGAAACAAACGCATTAGTAGATAGATTTAATAGAATTTATACTACACAACCTTCATCATTATATGGAGCTCAATTTAATCTTAACTATCAATGGTTAAGAACTCAATTATATTCTGAGTATGACGTAATGGATCAGGATGCAATTATAGCTTCAGCATTAGATATTTTATCTGATGAATCAACCCTTAAAAATGATATGGGTGAAATACTTCAAATTAGAAGTTCTAATGAAGATATTCAAAAGATATTATACAATTTATTTTATGATGTTTTAAACATTGAATTTAATCTTTGGATGTGGATTAGACAGATGTGTAAATATGGTGATTTCTTCCTAAAATTAGAAATTGCAGAAAAATTTGGTGTTTATAATGTAATACCATATACAGCATATCATATTGAAAGGATTGAAGGACAAAATCCAGATAATCCATCTGAAATAAAATACAGATGGAATCCAGAAGGATTTGCTGGTAGTTCTTATGGTTATTATAGTTTACCTAATCAAGTAGAAGGTGATAATGCGGGTATTACATATGAAAACTATGAAATGGCTCACTTTAGAATGGTTTCAGATGTTAACTATCTTCCATATGGTAGAGCTTATATAGAACCAGCTAGAAAATTATTTAAACAATACACATTAATGGAGGATGCAATGTTAATTCATAGAATTGCTCGTGCTCCAGAAAAAAGAATATTTTATGTTAACGTAGGTGCTATACCACCTAATGAAGTGGAAGCATTTATGCAAAAAACTATTTCAAATATGAAACGTACTCCATATATGGATGAAAAAACGGGTGAATATAACTTGAAATATAATATGCAAAATATGCTTGAAGATTTCTATATACCAGTTAGAGGTAATGATAGCGCAACTAAAATAGATACTACACCAGGTTTATCATATGATGGTATTCAAGATGTAGAATATTTAAGAGATAAGTTATTTGCTGCACTTAAAATTCCTAAAGCATTTTTAGGTTATGATGAAAATGTAGAGGGTAAAGCTACACTCGCAGCTGAAGATATAAGATTTGCTCGTACAATTGATAGAATCCAAAGAATTGTACTATCAGAGTTAAACAAAATAGCTTTAGTACATTTATATACTCAAGGTTACACAGCTGAAAATATGACTAATTTTGAGTTATCAATGACTACTCCATCTATTATATATGATCAGGAAAGAATTGAATTACTTAAATCAAAAGCTGAATTGGCTGGTACTTTATTAGAACAAGGTTTAGTACCATCTGATTGGATTTATCATAACATTTACCACTTTAGTGAAGATCAATATGATGAGTATAGAGATTTAGCTAGAGAGGATGCTAAACGTAAATTTAGATTAGCACAAATTGAGGCAGAAGGTAATGACCCAGTTCAATCTGGTAAATCATATGGTACACCTCATGATTTAGCTTCATTATATGGTAAAGGTAGAATGTATTCTGAACCAGGTAATGTACCTGAACCTGAAAAATACAATAAAGATAATTTAGGTAGACCTGTAGATGGTATTACTAATAGAGGTAAACAAGAAAACAATTTTGGTAAAGATCCACTAGGGGTTAAAAGAATGAAAGACACTGATAAAAATGAAGGTAGTAAACCTTTATCAGAATTTGAGAGTGCTAAAGTTACATATTTAAAAAATAAGGACATTTTTAAATCTTTAAATAAAAAGAAATTAATATTTGAGGAAGATAAAGATGATTCTACACTATTAGATGACTCTCAGTTGAAGAGTAAATAATTTGTACATATTTATAAATAAATATATTTTTAATGAAAATAAAACATTCCAAGTATAAGAACACTGGTATTTTATTTGAATTACTAGTTAGGCAAATAACTGCTGATACTTTAAAAGGTGGTGATTCACCCGCAATTGATATACTAAAGTCTTACTTTGTAAATACTGAATTGGGGCGTGAATACAAGTTATATGAATCAATAATGAAATCTAAGGTTTTATCTGAAAGTAGAGCAAATGCTTTAGTTTCAACGGTTCTTGATAGCTCTAAAAAATTCAATAGAACAGTACTAAAAAAACAGAAATATAATTTAATTAATGAAATAAAAAAACATTATAATTTAGAATCTTTCTTTGGTTCTAAAGTAAAAAATTATAAAGAAATTGCTTCTGTTTATACTTTAATAGAAAGCTATAATAATAAAAAAGTAACTAATTTAGAACAAATTACTAATAATAAAGTTACTTTACTTGAATTTTTAACTAAACAACCAGTTCAAAAACCTGTCGATCCAATTATAGAAG